TGCCTACCTGCCTACCTACCTACCTGCCTGCCTGCCTGCCTGCCTGCCTGCCTGCCTGCCTGCCTGCCTACCTGCCTACCTGCCTACCTGCCTACCTGCCTACCTGCCTACCTGCCTACCTACCTGCCTACCTGCCTGCCTGCCTGCCTACCTACCTGCCTGCTGGCTTCACTCGCACTCACTCAAAAACAAAAAACGCGATTTAAGACACGATAATCAAATAGTAATAGGGTAACTTAGGTAATAGCGTAATCGTGGCGTAAAGATAGTGCTAGCTTGCTCTAAGCGTGCAATCTGCTTGCTTATCAAATCAAATCAAATCAAATCAAATCAAACCAAATCAAATCAAATCAAATCAAATCAAGCACTTAGAGCAAAGCGGGCAAAGCGGGCAAAGCGGGCAAAGCGGGCAAAGCGCACCCCCACCCCCCTAAAATCTCAAGTAGGAGTCCCTGCCTAGCCTATACACTGTTTTACTCACTAAACCACATAAAATTATTGCAAAATTTAAAAACAATAATTAGCTAGACTCAGCTGCCAAAAATAAATAGTTCAAACCCCAATACTCAGCCGCCAAAAATATAAAACACCCCCCGTCACTTTTTAAAAACACATTTTAAAAAATTTTTATAAAAATTTTAATTGACCTTTTGCTTGTGCTTGATGTAATCTGAAGGTCACCGTAGGCTACCTGTTTTGCACACCATGACAAAACGCAAAAATAATCTTTTTGAAGATTTCTCTGTTCCACTAGGGATGCCTAGTGCTGATCCGCAAAAAGTTTTTGCCAATATAAACTTTCAAGCTCAAAACCATCCTGACGATATACCACTGACCCCAACTCAAGAAGATAAAACTTGGGCTGAACAAACAGTGCAGACAGGAACTAAAACCACACCAGCACCCTCTCTTGCTGCTGAAAAATACTTAAAATCCCATTTTAGCCAGTACAACTTTGACCTGCCCACTACTCAAGGACAATGGCAAAACTTTGTGCTTACTAAGCTTGTAGGGCAAGCAAATGACCCCGACCCAAAAATAAGCAAACCTGCTTTAGATACGCTAGCTAAGACAAGTACCGTTGGGTTAATGGTAGAACGCACAGAATTAAGCATTACCCACAAATCAAGTGACGAGTTAGAAAAAACCTTGCGTCAGGCTATGCAGCGCTATTTAAATAAATCTTCAAGTAATGAAAGGGACATAGAAGGGGAAGTTATCCGTGCTTGAAGACTTTACTCCTGAAGATTTTGACGCCCTAATAGCTGCTGCACCTATGGCAGAGAAAGCGGCGTTGCTTAATGTTATACAGGAGCTGAATACCCGAAAGGAACGAGAATGCTCTAAAGTAGACTTTTTGGCTTTTGTAAATTCAGTATGGCCTGAGTTTATTAGCGGGGCGCACCATAAAAGGATAGCTAAGTTATTTGAAGCAGTTGCTCGTGGCGAGAAGAAAAGGGTTATTATTAACTTAGGGCCGAGACACGCAGTGCGGGTAGATGAACCCATACCTACTCCTAAAGGGTGGACTATAATGAAAGACCTTCAAGTAGGGGACTTAGTATTTGGGTCTGATGGAGCGCCCACACGGGTTATAGGAAAATCTGAAGTGTTTCATAATAGAGAGCTTTATCGCGTGACTACTGATGATGGACATAGTTTAGATGTTGATGGGGAGCATTTATGGACTGTGCGTATGAAGCGAGGCACCGATGTATTTAGAGACTACACGACTGAACAACTGTGGTTGCGCCAACAAGGGGTAAGAGTAAAGGCGAGTAGAGGGGGAGGAACGCATATACTACCTGAAAAGTTAACGGCAAAGGTGCGACTACCTATGCTTCCTACAATGCCTATTGCGGCACATAGTACGAAAGACCTGCCTATAGACCCCTATGTATTGGGTGTTTGGTTAGGAGATGGTGCTTCGGCACAAGGGCACATAACAAGCCATGATAAAGATGCCGTTTACATTCGTGCAGAGTTTGATAGTAGGGGATATAAAACCACAGATCAAAAAACAAAATATTTATTTGGTACCCTAGGGTTAAAAACAAAACTTAGGGACTTAGGGGTATTAAATAACAAACATATTCCAGCAGACTATTTATCTGCGAACCCTGTGCAACGTAGAGACTTGTTAAAAGGGTTGATGGACTCCGATGGGAATGTAACTAAAAAAGGGCAATGCTTTTTCTCGCAAAAAAGTTTAGCGTTTATAACTCAAGTACGAGAGTTACTATGTAGCTTGGGGATTAAAAATAGCCTACAGACCACAGAGGCCAAAATATATAATAAAAGTTATGGGTTGACCCACCGCCTATCTTTTTATGCTTCTGATATTGCTAATTTACCCAGAAAAGAAGCGCGTACATTAAAAACACCCCCAGCTTTTGGGCGCTATATACAGGTTGAAAAGCTAAACACCACAGGCGATGTACAGTGTATTAAAGTTGGTAGAGAAGATGGACTGTTTCTAGCGGGCAAAGGATATATAACTACGCACAACACTAAATCTGAATTTGCTTCTTACCTGCTTCCAGCGTGGTTTTTAGGGCAGTTTCCTAAGAAAAAAGTTATGCAGATAAGTAATACAGGAGAGTTAGCTGAGGGCTTTGGTCGTAAGGTGCGTAACTTAGTAGACTCTGATGAGTACAGACGCATTTTTCCAGATGTTAAACTTCGCACAGATTCCAAAGCGGCGGGACGATGGAATACTAACCACCAAGGGGATTATTTTGCTGCTGGTGTTGGGGGTACTGTAACGGGGCGAGGAGCTGACTTGCTTATTATTGATGACCCTCATTCTGAAAACGATGCCGTTATAGCGCAGTATAACCCTGAAATTTACGATAAAGTGTTTAGTTGGTATTCGTCAGGGCCAAGGCAGCGGTTACAACCTGGGGGGGCTATAATTATCGTTATGACTCGATGGAGTCTCGCGGATTTAACGGGGCAAATATTAGATCATTCTGCTAAAAATGGTGGGGATCAATGGGAAGTGGTGGAGTTTCCTGCAATAATGCCAAGTGGTAGACCGCTATGGCCTGAATTTTGGAGCATAGAAGAGCTAGAAGCTGTCAAAGCTGAAATTCCAGTAGGTAAATGGCAAGCTCAGTATCAACAACAACCCACATCGGAAGTCACAGCGATTATTAAACGTGAGTGGTGGCAAAAATGGCCTAAAAAAGACCCTCCACCCTGTGACTATGTACTTATGTCCATGGATACAGCGTTTGAAAAGAAAACAAGTGCTGATTATAGTGCCATTGTTATCTTTGGGGTTTGGAGTAACCCAGAAGATGGAGATCAGCCTAACTTAATTTTATTGGAGGCATGGCGGGATAGGCTTGAGTTTCCTGATTTAAAAATTAAAACGCTAGAGATGTACGAAGAATGGCAGCCTGATGGGATAATAATAGAGAAAAAAGCATCTGGAGCACCCCTTATATATGAGCTTAGACGCATGGACATACCCGCGCAGGAGTTTACTCCCTCTCGTGGACAGGATAAAATTTCTAGGCTTAACGCTATATCGGATATATTTGCCTCAGGTAAAGTATGGGCTCCTGCTACACGTTGGGCGGACGAGGTTATTAATGAGGTAGCGTCATTTCCTTCTGGTCGTAACGATGATTTTGTTGACGCTGTCAGTTTAGCATTATCTAGGTTTCGTTCTGGGGGGCTTATTAGTTCTGCTAAAGATAAAGATATGGATGACGACCTTTGGTCATATAGAAGAAAGGCTAGCTACTACTAAGGCATGAAGTGTTATATAAAACTATTGGTGGGGGTGTGCGGAGTATTAATGACTTCCTGTACAAATTTTACTTGCAGCCCATCAGTATTTCCTATATACGATAGTGGTGTAACAGAACAAACTATAATTAATCCTACTGGGATTATGTTTAAAATCAATTGCAAAGAGGTAGTGATATGTCAGTCGGTAGTCAAATAGAAGCGGCAGCAATATCAACTTTTGTAGACTTAATAGGTCATGGGAATGTATTTACAAGAATTGTTAGTGAAATTGAACGAACTAATGCAGCAATGCCAAGCACTACTGGCAAAGATAAACGAGCTAAAGTATTGGCCGATCTTGATATTATTTTTGATGACTTAATAGAGCCCATAGCTAAAAATATTATCAATCTTCTAATCGAGTTAGGTGTTGCATACACGTATGCGCAAAACCCAGTATTAGGACAAGTTGCTCAACAGGTTGGTAACGTAGTTACTAATGAACTTAACGCATCAAACAGACCAGAATTAGTATGAGCCTAGAGCCTTATAATTTAGTTAAAGCCATGCTGATGTGTCTGATTGTCGGTGCTATAGGCTTACTTGTTGGTGCAGAAGCAAAAGCATCTACATGTAGAAGCCCTGCCGTTAAACACCAATTCGATATACAACAAGGGTATCCTTATGGACGTAAGGGTTATATTGTCGATCATATTTGTGCATTAGCTCAAGGGGGTCTTGATTCTACGATTAACATGCAGTATCAGACTATCGCTGAAAGCCATGCTAAAGATAAGATAGAGAACACCACAAAAGGTAAGGAATTATATTGCACTCCTGAGAACTCTACTCCAACTAGACAAGTATTTAATTGCAAATGAATCTGAAACAACAATTAGAGTTTGAAGAAGGTAGGCGATTAAAAGCCTATACTTGTACAGCAGGCCACAAAACGATTGGTATTGGTCATAACCTTGACGTCAAACCTGCGTTTAATGGTCGACGCATCCCAGATATAATTAGCGATCAGATATGCGATCTTATTTTTGACCGAGATATTGAAGACACTATTATACAACTTAATTTTGTTTGGTTAGCCAATACTAAATTAGACCCTGCTAGGAGAGATGCTGTTATTAATATGTGTTTTCAATTAGGTATTAATGGGGTTATGAAATTTAAACTAATGCTTAATGCGCTGGAAAGATCTGATTGGGTAGCTGCAAAAGCACACGCCTTAGATAGTTCATGGGCGAAACAAACACCTGAACGCGCAGAGCGAGTAGCTGAGCAATTATTAACTGGAACTTACTATAAAGTTTAATAGGACGCATAAATGATAGATAAAAGTATGAACCCTGCTCCACAAGGCATAGCTAGTTTAGCAGGAGCAGAACCTGACCTTGAGGTTGAGATCGAAAACCCAGACGATGTGACTATGAGCATTGGTGGAATCGAGATTGATCTAATGCCTGATCGTGAGGATGATTCGTTTAATGATAACTTGGCTGAATATCTAAGTGATTCCGAACTTCAAATGCTGGCAGGAGAGCTGCTCGCTGATTTTGATGATGATATTGCTTCAAGAAAAGATTGGATAACGACATATACTGACGGCATAGAACTGCTGGGTATGAAGATCGAGGAAAGATCGGAACCTTGGGAAGGTGCTTGTGGTGTGTATCATCCACTTTTATCTGAAGCAATTGTTAAGTTTCAAGCTGAAACGATGATGTCCTCTTTTCCAGCAGCGGGTCCTGTACGAACTCAGATTATAGGCAAAGAAACGCAAGATAAAAAAGATTCAGCAGCTCGTGTTCAAGATGATATGAACTATCAGTTAACTGATGTAATGGACGAGTTTAGACCTGAGCATGAACGTATGCTTTGGGGATTAGGTATGTCAGGTAATGCTTTTAAAAAAGTATATTTCGATCCACATCTGGATAGACAAGTATCTGTATTTGTTCCAGCGGAGGACTTAGTCGTGCCTTATGGGGCGATGAATTTAGAACAAGCAGAACGCGTAACACATGTGATGCGTAAAACAGAAAATGAGTTACGTAGACTACAAGTCGCAGGTTTTTACAGTGATGTTGATCTTGGTGAACCGAGCAACACATTGGATGATGTTGAAAAGAAAATTGCTGAAAAGATGGGTTTTAGAGCAACCTCTGATGATCGGTATAAGATTTTAGAAATGCACGTTGACTTAGACCTGCCAGGATTTGAACATGAAGAAGACGGTGAATTTACAGGAATTGCCCTACCCTATGTTGTTACCATTGAAAAAGGAACAAGCGCCATTCTTTCTATTAGGCGAAATTGGGAGCAAGATGATAAGTTATATAAAAAGCGGCAGCATTTTGTGCATTATGGCTACGTTCCTGGTTTTGGGTTTTACTGTTTTGGGCTTATCCATCTTGTCGGTGCTTTCGCTAAGTCTGGCACATCTCTCATTAGACAACTTGTTGACGCGGGCACGCTCTCTAATTTACCGGGGGGGTTTAAAACCAGAGGGATGAGAGTAAAAGGCGATGATACACCAATCGCTCCCGGTGAGTGGCGAGATGTAGATGTTCCATCAGGCACAATGAGGGACAATTTTGTGCCCCTACCATATAAAGAACCAAGCCAAACATTAATGACTTTGTTAGGTCAAATTATTGATGAGGGTAGACGGTTTGCTAATGCGGCGGACTTACAAATATCCGATATGTCAGGGCAAGCTCCTGTAGGAACTACACTTGCAATTCTTGAAAGAAATACTAAAGCCATGTCAGCTATCATGGCTAGAGTTCATTACGCCTTTAAACAAGAACTAGGGCTACTTAAAGGCATTATTGCTGCATATACTCCTGAAGATTATGAGTATGATCCAGAAGTGGGCAACAGAAGGGCTAAAAAATCAGATTATGATATGGTTGAAGTTATACCTGTATCTGACCCTAATGCCTCTACAATGGCTCAAAAAATTGTACAGTACCAAGCGGTTCTCCAACTGGCTCAGTCTGCTCCTCAAATTTATAACATGCCGTTATTACATAGGCAGATGTTAGATGTGTTGGGCGTTAAAGAAGCGCATAAGTTAATACCTATGGATGAGGATCAAAAACCAACTGATCCTGTTACAGAAAATCAAAATATGTTAGCTATGAAACCTGTTAAGGCGTTTGTAGCGCAAGATCATAAGGCTCATATTGCGGTTCACATGGCTGCGATGCAAGACCCTAAAATACAGCAACTACTTCAAAGCAACCCTGCTGCTCCTCAAATAGCGGCATTGGCTCAAGCGCATATTGCTGAACATTTAGGGTTTGAATATCGTATACAAATCGAACAGCAATTAGGATTCAATCTCCCTGCGCAAAAAGATGAGTCTGGAGAAGAACAACACATGAATCCCGAAGTTGAAGCTAGATTAGCACCATTGGTAGCTCAAGCGGCTCAACAGTTATTGCAAAAGAATCAAGATGAAGCTGCTCAACAACAAGCGCAACAGCAAGCTCAAGACCCGCTTGTTCAAATGCAACAACAAGAGTTGCACCTCAAACAGCAAGAGCAACAACGAAAAGCTCAAAAAGATCAGCTTGATGCACAAATAAAAATGCAGCAACTTCAAGTCGAAAGAGAAAGGATTCAAGCTCACCAACAAACTGCTGCGGAACAAACTAGAGTAACGGCTTTAACTAATGCGGCTAAACTTGAAGTGGCTAAAACAAATGATGCCAGCAAAATAAAAGTACAGGCGCTGACAGAAGCGGCAAAACTTACCGCTGAAAATAAAAGAGTTGCTATCGATACAAAAGTTAACACTTTAAAAACAGCCGCTCAATTGACTGAGCAAAAACGCCAACATGATACTCGTCTTGCTCATGAAGGTATGCAAAATGCACTAGATCGTGGTCAACAAAATAAACCAATAGAAGGTGAATAATGGATGCGTTTGAGGTAATTACTTTTCAAATAAACGAGCAAATACAAAATGTAAACGAGGCGATTACATCGGGTCGCCCAGACACCTTTGATGAGTATAAAAGACTCTGCG